CCAAACAACTTTCCGCGTATTCTATACCATACAATGAATTGTATGATACCATGAAAAGGCTGGCTGATATATCAGCCGGTGTAGGTGTTGATATGGGACGTATCATATTGGCCTACGGTCAGATAAAGGCTGCTAAATTCTTGAAAGGAACGGAATTACGACAATTGACGGAAGCGAACATTCCTATGGTGGATAAACTGGCCGAGCGATTCAGCAAGTTGGAAGGCCGCATTGTCAGTGCCGGTGAAGTGCTTGATATGATCTCGAAAAAGAAGGTTACGTTTGAGGATGTAAAAGATGTTCTTTGGGAACTTACGGATGATGGTGGCATGTTTAATAACATGCAGGAAGTTCTTTCAGAATCAGTTAAGTCCAAATGGAAGAACTTGGCTGATGCGATTGACATTATGCTTGGTGATATTGCGGAGTCAATGGGTAGTACATTGAAATGGACTGCCGAAAGCCTTACCACCCTTGCACAAAATTGGAAAGAAGTTGTACCGGCTATCGAAGCTGCCGTTGGAGCCTTTGGAGTATATAAGGTAGCTACATTTGGCGCAAACCGCTTGATTGGGAATGAAAGTGCGGCTCTTATAAAAAGTACGCTTGCTGCCAAGCAAAAGGCAGCAGCCAATCTTGTTGTCGCATCCAGTTATCGTACACTTACTAATGCGGAAAAAGGACTTATAGCTTCAAGTAATACTATGACAACCGCAGATTGGAAAGCGTTGGCAAGTAGTGGAGCTTTAACTAAGGAGTATGCCTTGCGGTTAATGGCACTTGGAAAATTGAAATCAGGACAAGCCGGTCATATTGTGCAGCTACTTGGTATATCTCGTGCTGAAATGTCGGCTGCACTTTCAACAAGTAAATGGCGTGTAGCCATGATCTCATTGGGTTATGGTATAAAACAAGTAGGAGTTGCATTAAAAGGTTTGCTTTTTAATCCATACATGCTTTTGTTTACTGGGCTTACTGCTATTGCTGAATTATGGTATAAGTCCGGGCAAAAGGCTGACGAGATGAACGAGCGTATTTCCGAGTTGACAACAAGAGCACAAGACGGTTTCAAGAACCTAACGAAAGAAGCTCAAAAATTTGCTGATGTTGATCCTTTTAAGGCGAATGATGCCTCACTGATTTCTTCCATTGAAGAAATGAAAACAGCATTAAAGGATTATTCCCCGGTTTGGGCAGACACTTTTAATGAAACGTTTAAGACTGATGATGAAGGAAATACAGTTAAAAGTCTTGCAGAACAATATATATTGCTTCGGAATGCTTTGAATGATACAAAAGAGGCTTATAGACTGCTTAATGACATAAAAGGTACGTCTGAACATGCCAATGAAGCGACTGACGGTTATTTTGATGACAGCTTTCTTGGAAATATCAATGACTACATCAAAGCGGAGGAACGGGTAAATAAGATTATTGGTCGCATGTCAGGCAGCTATATCGAGTATTCTACCGCCATGCAGAAAGTTATAACCAAACATGATGATTTTGCTAAAGCAGCTTCGGGTAAACCGTTGAAAGAGCAGCTTTCCATTCTCAAAGAATACCCTAAAGCGTTGGCCAGCCTGAATAATGAGTTGCCTTTCACTGGAGGATATAGAGATGATATTTTTCAATTGCGGAAAGCGTGGAAAAATTCTAAGCGTATTTATATGGAAGATGTATTGCCGGATATGAAGGACTTCCTATCTGGGTACAAGTCGAGACTGGAAGCTGCCGGCTGGGATTTGGACAATTTGAGTGATGCGCAGAAAATAGCTATCGGTTTGGATATAAGTTCTTTCTTTGATACGTTCGAGAAGATGCCGAAATATATGCGAGACTTCTTTAACGAGAAGACTCTTGAAGAAGAGTTTAATATCAAGATTAATGCTGAATATACAGAAACCAGTCAAAGTTTTTCTGATTTGCAGAAAAAGTTCAATGAAGCTACAGATGGGCAATTTGAAGCCCAAATAAAGGTTTCCACAGATTCAGAGAAAATCATTGAAGGAATACAAAAAGCGTACAAGGAAGCGAAAGAGACAACAAATCAATTGAAGCCGATATTGATTAAGGCTGGAATAGATTTATCAGGTATTGGAACCATTGACTTATCAAAGATTCCTGATTGGCAGAAGCAAATTGTATCAGATTATAAAAAGGCTTTCGACATAATGCAAGCCGGCGAGAAAGGAGCCAAAGAAATCGGTTTTTCTCTCACTGATCCAAGTAAGGATAAGAGCAAAAAGGATGCCTTCGCCGAAAGATTGAAAGAACGGGTAAACTTACTAAAGGAGGCATATTCTGAATATAAGAAGTGGATTGACATTGTTGGAAAGAGAGAAGCTGCCAATAAGGTTAAAGGATCGGGTATTTTTGACTCCTTATTCAAAGGTAAAGAACCTGTGAATATTGGCAATTATCGGGATGAATTGAATAAGATTCTTAACCAGCTTGACGATAAGACCAAAGAGCGTAGAGAATTGAAAGTTTCTATACGGAAAGTCCTTTTGGATATTGATGCCAATGCTATGAAAGAAGCTTCGGATAAGGTTACAAAAGAACTTGAAAGGTACGTATCTGATGTTTCAAAGAAATGGGATATATACAAACAACTTATCAATGCCGGGGCAAGTAAGAAGGATGCTTCAACTTATGCTTTTGGTTTTTTGACTGATTATGAGAATGAAGCGCAATATTTAATAGATACAGTACAAAAGAAACTCAAAGAAAAAGGTGTTGATCTTCCATTCACTTTGAGTGACGATGAAGCAAAAAGTATATTAGGAGGTAAAGACAGCCCATTATATAAGCAATTTTTTAAGGTGTGGAAGGATGCTAAAGAGGCATTTGAGAAAGATAAGGTAAGTATTGCACTTGATGATACAAAGGTTATTACCAATGCAAGATCAACGATAGAAAAGATACGAATATTAAGTGAACAGTACGCATCAAAGACTGGATTAAGTGTCGGAAAAAATGGGGAGTTGGTTGGTGATACGTCAGGTCTAAACAATGTTCAGAAGGCTTATCTTGATGAATATAATAAGAAGCTGATTGAATTAAAATCGACCTTATTACAATTGTTACCTGAATGGGAGAAAATATTTGGAGATAAAGAGCAACGTTCATTCTCTGATTTGAAAGAGGCTGAACGCATCGCAAGGGAAATCAAGAATAATGCAAAGGTTTCCTATGATAGCGATGGAAGGCCTAATGGATTTACTTCTTTTTTCACGAAAGATGATGGTAGTATTGAAAATGTTAAGGGGGCTTATTCTTTGTTGGATAAATTGATAAAAGCTATCCCCCAGTTGCAAGATGCACAGTTGGCTGTAAATCCATTCAAAACCTTAGCGAAGAATGTAAAAGAACTTTTTACTTCTGAAAAAGGTAGCGACAAACTGGAAAAGAAAATCGGACGGTTGGGAGAAAGTGCCGCTGAAAGTGCTGATCTTGTCGGCAATTTTGCAGGGCAAATGTCCTCCATGTTCGATGCTTTGGGCAATGAGGGCATGGCCGACACGATGGGCAATGTGCAGGATGCCATGTCTTCTATAAGCAATATCGGGCAGGGATTTGCCAAAGGTGGAATAGTTGGTGGTATTGCTGCCGCTGCCGGTGAAGCTGTAAACTGGATTGGGAAGATAGCACAAGCGCATGATAAGAAACTCGATAAGGCTATTGAAAAGAGTAAACTTCGTGCTCAACAGTTGCAATATATATACGAACAAATTGACGGTATTCTTGAACGTTTCTTGGGCAGTGGCACGGAACTAAAACTTGTAGATGCAGAAAATGACCGTACCCGGTTGAATCAATTAAATAATCAGATTGGTGCAATACGCAATAAGGGAAAGATCAACATCTTCGATTTGATGTCTTTGCAGAAATATAAGCAGGAGGCGGAAAAACTTCAAAAACGTGTTTCGGCATACGATGAAGGTGGTGCATACGGGTATCAACGTGCCTTGATGCAAGAACAACTTTCAGAGTTGGAGAAACAACGGCAAGCTGAAATTGATAAAAAGAAGACGGATGATAGCAAGGTAGCTGATTATGAGAATCAGATTGCGGAGATGAAACAGCAAATAAAGGATTTTGCCGAGGAAACGGCTGAATCTCTCTATGGTATTAATTTGAAAGACTGGGCTTCGCAGTTGGGAGATGCCTTGTATGAGGCATGGCAGAAAGGCGAGGATGGTGCCGAAGCTTTCAAAAATAAGGTTGCCGACATTATGGGTGATGTTATGAACTCCATTCTCAAAATAAGTATTTTGGAACCGGCCATGCAACAGCTTCAGAAGATGCTTTTCGGTGAGGATGGAATGAGTGGTTATTTCGGCAAGGATTTTTCCCTTGACGAAAGGGAGTTGGAAAGTATTGCGGACTATCTAATGGGGGTGAGTGAGAAAACCGATGATTACTATTCCATGCTTGACAAGCTGAACAACTATATGGAAAAGAAATATGGTATCAGCATGAAAGAAGAGGAAGAAGAAAATGGAAGTGGGTTATCTAAAGGCATACAGAATGTTACTGAAAATACCGCTAACCTTTTGGCTTCTTATATAAATGCAATCCGGGCTGACGTGAGTGTTAAACGGGAGTATGTGCGCAGATTGGTTGAAGAATTGTTCCCGGCCTATAATGTAATAGCACAAGCACAATTGCGACAACTGACAATGATACAGATAAATACAGCAAAGAATGTGGAATTTGTGGAAGAGATCAGAGATATACTGCATAGGAATATAAACGGTGTAAACAAATTTAATGTATGATTATGAATAGATTGAATAGTGAATTGAGAGGTCATGCCGTATCGTATGGCCTCTGCACACAATGGCAAGGTGACTGGCAAAACAATAAAAGCCAGCAAGAACTAATTGAAATGTATATACGAGGCATTGATTTTTGTATTGAGCACGATTATCCGACAGTGGAATATATAAAAGGTAATTTTGACCGGAGTCTGCTTCATCAAAACCATATTTTTGTTGATGAACCAGTGACCGGAGGTGACAACGGTGTATATGTGCTGAACGGTAAATGTTCAGGCAAATTTTCTTTCAGCAAATTTACAGCCGCTACTCTCCATTTGCGGCATGATAGTGAATTGACTCTTGAAGTGGAGGATTGTGCCAAAGTTTTTGTGAGTGTATATGATCGGGCTATACTACATGTAAGGCAAAGCGATATGGCTAAAGTTTATGTATATGTTCATGGCAAAAACTGTAAAGTTGAAGCCGATGGCAATGTCATGGTAAGATATAAAATGAATGTGGACTAACACACGTTCTGCAATATCTTTATTTACAGCCTTTTATATTTCTAAATTATTGGAACGGTATCATAAATGACAACCAACATCTCGTCACAATACGGTAGATACGCGCATTATTTATATTGTGTCTAAATTTTAGAGTAAATGTAACTGTTTTTATTTACCGATTCTTACCGTTTGTTACTGATGTTTACCGAATTTATTTTCTTGATTTTTAGGTTGTTGTATGGCAAAAATATCGTCTTTATATTTGCGCCGGAAACAATGCTGTTAGGTTCATTACGTGGTTGTCATGAACTGGAGTAAAATATTATAGGGCATTCTCTTTGAGGCAGACAACCACATTAGGCTTCATCGGGATTTGCCCTTTCTCTTTACTATTATGTCAAGCGTGACTATTATACTAAGGAGGGTTCAGTAGGTACGAGTAATGGCGTATTGGGGTTCGATTCCCTGCCTACTACAAGATCGGACAAAATAATTCCCCAAAAGCGGAGATGTCCGAGCCGCTGATGGGGAAAACATTAACTTTATAGTGCAAAGATATGGAAAATTTTAATCAGTTAATACCTATTGATGAGGGAAAAGGTAAAAAAAGAACAATGACCTCCTTGCAGATTGCAGAAATTACGGGCAAAACTCATTCAAATGTAATGCGAGATATTCGCAATATCCTTGAACAACTGGAAGAAAAACATAAATTCAATTTTGAATTGATGTTCAAAATCACAAAGTTAGGGAATAACGCAGAAAGAAAAGATCCTTATTATCTTCTCACTAAAAAAGACTGCTTGCTTCTCGCAAGTGGTTATGATGCAAATTTACGAGCCAAAATTATTAATCGTTGGGAAGAACTTGAAGAAAACAAGCGTGAACTTTCCCGTAAAAGGGAGAAATCTTTGTTA